CGAGATGGATGAGCGGCCCATGGTGATTCACAAAGACAGGAAGCCAAATTGAACCCAAACGAGTCTCAGGATTTTCTCTCCTTCACGATGGAGTTTCTGTCTAAGCGGCCTAACTGCAAGATTCTGATTTTGCTGGAAGGGCCAAATGGCGGCTTTGAGACGCTACAAAACGATGCTTCCTTCGCGTGGGCCTTTGGTATGGTAAGAATGGCTGATAAGGTCATCTCCGAACGGTTGGATGCGGTACGCGACCGCGAAGCCGAAAGAGAAGTAAACGAACGAACCGAGCGTGAAGCCAGCGGGCTTGGTTCCAAAGGGAAGGCAAATTGAAACTCACGATAGGCAATGGAACTCCGATTGAAGCGGAAAAAGGGGAACTCGCGGTGGAGCATGGCTGCGTGATTCTGAAGAACGAAATGGGCAGGCTGATTATCGCCTACTGTCTGCACCACGGAGAAACCGTTCGAATGGTCAGCAAGGGAGCCTACGAAGTCAATGTCTAAACCAGAAATCATCGTAATTGACCGTCGCGGCCAGAACCATGGGACCGTGGAAATTGAGGCTCCCAAACCGCAGGAGTCAGAAGAAGTTCAAAAGGGGAAGCGGACTTGGGAAGACGTGAAGTTTGTGATCGCCATTACTCAGGGTCCAGATGGATCAATTGCCGCTGTGATCGGAAGGGCCATGGGATTACGGGGAGACGGAAACGTATTCATAGCCGATTGGTGGTTTGGTCCTGAATATCCCCGGTCATTTGATTGGACGAAGGTGGCACAGCAACGATTGAATACCTTTCTCGGTTGCGATTGTAAAACCGGATATCAATGCCACACCCACCAAATTGCCATCCAAAATTGGCAAAAAGACGACTCTCTGCGAATCGAAAATATCCGCAGCCGACCAATGTCAAAGGTGATCGAAATTTGGATGAGGGCGGAGCAAGCTCGGCAGAAAACCGGAATTGTGGTGCCAAGGTAGATACCCATGAACGATCCTCGCGGCTTACTGGTCTACGGTCCTACCCTGATAAACGTCCAATCCCAAGATGTTCTCATCGAGGACTATGACGGCTTGCCCAATCTGGCCGACTATCTCTGTGAGAAGATGCGCGAGCACAACGGGATTGGAATTGCCTCACCGCAGGTGGGAGTGTTCAAGAACTTCATCGTGGTAGCAACCGAGAAGCAAGGTATTCTGGAGATGGTCAACCCGGAAATCTTACAGATGTGGGGTCACGAGTTGGAAGGCTTTGAAGCCTGCCTCTCGATTCCCCCTTGCGGAAACGGGTGTCCGGTAGCAAGGCTTCAGCAAGTCAAGGTGGAGTTCGGTACAGCCGAGCAGCCCAACAGCCGCAGGGTAGAAGAGTTCTCAGGGATGGATGCCATCGTAATTCAGCATGAGATGGATCATCTGACGGGAACGTTTTTTTTGGACCGGGTATCGCAGGGCCGCAAGAAGGACGTGTTGATGTTGTTGAACAGGTGGAAGATGAATAAGGAAATTTCCCAGACATGCAAGGAGAAACAGAATGCAACGCACTGTACCAGAACATAGCCCTTTGCTGGCTCCCGATTGTGTATGTCACACTTGCGGCTCAATTTTGAAGCCGAAACCGATTATCAGCCGTAGGGGAGTAGAGGAGATTCAGTACGCTTGCTACAACAAGAAAACCGGGTGCTCTTACGTCACACGGTCTAACAACTACCTGACTGCGGAGTGTGTAGCTTCGCGGCCTCCAGTGGAGGAGGCGATAACGAAATGAACTCTCCTTGGATGGCCGATGTGGTGATGGGGACGATGCTCGTCTCCATCTTGGGATATGTGGCAATTACCAGAACCATCGCGGCTTGGCGCAGGGGTTGGATTACCTTTCAGTTATTCTCCGGCGACGTGCGGAAGGCGACTCTCTCACTGCATTCTATGATTCTTCTGCTTCAGAGGATCGAACAGGAGTTGATCTTCATGCGGAACATGACGCAGGCGGCAGTCCAAAATTCGGACTCCCAAGTTGCTCAACCGCAGCCCCCGTTAGGCCGTGCAGGACAGATGCCTCCTCCGTTTCCTACTCCGCAGTGGCCGCAGACTCCCGTACCCGATGCCACGCTCGATGACACGGATCGCGGACTTCTGGAGCAGAGCGAAGCGGATTTGAGGGACGCTCAGATTCGGGAAGAACTCACGGCTAGAGGGATTGATGTGCAGCAATACGATGCGGGAGAACTTCCGGCAGTGGTGGAAGAGGCGTAGATGCCCAAGAAGAAGACCCAACGCGCCATCGTTCGTCAGAACATCATGGAAGACCCCCGGCACCTGATGCGGTGGCTGAAGTCGCAATCCATCGGAGGCTCACCGGAGGAAGCGGCCAAAGCCGTCGCTAAGGCTGAAGGGGTAACGATCCAGACCGCCAAGCAGTCGATTCAGCAGGTGGAAGCCTATCGAGCGACCTTTGACAAAGACCGCTTCGACTTGGCTACGCGGAAGTATTTGATGAGCATGATGCAGAAGTCGGAAGAGTATCTGGGCGACTTGATGGGAGCGACGGAATTAGTGACGGTTCCCAATAAGAAAACCGGACAGACCGAAGTGGTTGAGATGCCAGATAAGACCACTCGACTGGAAGCGCAGCGGGTGTTCAAAGACATCATTGTTGGTATGCAGCCGAAGACCCCGCAGGTAGAAGTCAACGTCGCTCAGACCAACCAAACGGCCCAGATCAGCAGTTCGGAAACAAACGAGGAACGGATGAGACGTTTGCGGAAGCAGGCAGAAGAGTTCAATACCCTGCCTCCGGTAGTCGCGGCGGTTCCTAAGTATCTGGATGCCGGAGAAGAATCGGAAGACGAAGAAGATGACGACGGGGAAGAAACGGACACTGAATACTAATGGCGTCGATTGTTCGGGCGAACCCATATCTTGAAGAGATCATCACCATCCTCGACCTTCACTTGGAGAAGTATCGGGGTAATGTCGATGAGGCACGGGATCACCTAAGCGCAGATGACAATGCGTGGATCGACAACGAGGTTCTCCATTGTATGAGAGAGCCACGTTACTTCATCTCTAACTTCTACGCGAATCGGATGGAGGACGGCGGATTTAAGGGGCTCTACCCACTCTTCGACTCGCAGGAAATTCTTCACGACGAATACCGTAAACTGGAAAAGGAATATGGCAAGGTACGGGCTCTGGTTCTCAAGGCTCGTCAGATGGGTTCCACGACTTACAACTGCGCCGAGTTCTTTCATAAGACGATTTTTGCCGAGCACATGAACTCCATCATCGTGGGGCAGGACGAAGACCAGACCCAGTTCATTATGGGAATGTACGAATCGGCTCTGGATTTCATCCCTTGGTGGATGCGGCCTCGAATCAAGATCAAACAGACCGGCAAGCAGATCAACTTTGACGAAAAGGACGATGTGCTTCGGCAGACCCGTCCTGGCTTGAAGACGTGGATATACGCCGATAATGCCAATAAGCCAAGCGGTGTGGGACGTGGACGAACCTTCGGTCGCGCACTCCTGAGCGAACTTGCATTTTGGCAGAACGGTTCGCAGCTTTCAAAGTCTCTGTTTCCTACCATGAATACCACGGACGGCTTCTACATCATGGAGAGCACGGCCAACGGAAGAAACGATTTCTGGCATAATTTGTATCGCAGGGCCGAAGCCGGAAAGATTGACTGGCACCCCATCTTCATCCCGTTCTACCGCAGAGACAAGACCTACTCGCTGCCGATTCGCAAGGGGCAAGGATTTGTTCTGACCCAAGAAGAGAACGAGATGCGGATTCGTATTCAGGAGAAGGATGGAGTTTTCATCAAGGATGAAACCTTCAACTGGATGAGGAACAAGAAAGAAGAGTTCGTCGCTACCGATGGCGATGACATGATGTTTTCGCAAGAATACACAAGCACTCCGGAGGAGAGCTTTCAGTCATCGGCAGTGACGGCCTTCCCTCGCGGAATCATCAACCGCTACTCGAAACTGACCGTCAATCCGAAATGGATTGGAGAGATTGCCTACGACTTTGCCAAGGGCGCTCCAGTGCTTCACATGAAGGACGTTGCCCCCAACGAAGAAGTCCTATACCCCGAGCGGGAAAACCGATTCCATGTCTGGGAAAAGCCGATCCGGGGAGAGCATTATTGCGTCGGAGTGGACGTGGCACTAGGTAACGATGGCGGCGACTACTCGGTGTGTCAGGTAGTGAAACTGAGTCAGGGACACCAACTCGATGAGCAGGTAGCGGTGTGGCATGGCTACATCGACCCTTCCGGCTTGGCCGAGATTGTCTTTGCAGTTTGCTGGTTCTACAACGAAGCTCTGGCGGCAGTAGAAGTCAACTCCATGGGCATGGTCACCAACACGGACTTGGTGAGGAAGTTGGAGTACGAAAACATCTACCGCTTCAAGCGCATGGACAGACTGAAGCACTTCATGACGGACATCATCGGTTGGTGGACGGATTACAAGTCCAAGCGGGCTCTGATGGCGAAGATGTCAAAGGCGTTGATCGACAACCAGATTGTTATTCGTGACCGATTCACCATGGATGAGTTCAACGATTTCACTGAGGACGGAGCCGAAGGAGACGGCGCTCATGATGACTATGTAATTAGTTTAATGATCGCCTACTACTGTGGACACGAAGGGGAAGAGTCGCAGCGCCAGCAGGATAAGTCAAAAGCACCACCTGCGAATTCCAATCTGTTCAAGGTAAAAGACCGTTGGGGCACGATCATCGCGCAGACTACTTCCATGAACGAAGCGCAACGCACAGCCAAGGCCCATCCTGGTTCTACCATTGAGAGGACGGCAGGGGCGACGGCCAACATTCAGTTGGGCGGCAAGACGTTCAAAATTCCTGCTGACCGTCAGAACACCGACTGCGCGGTTTACGAAACCAACCGTTCAGCCGCGAAGATGATGGACGAAGGATTTGAGGCGGAGGAGTTGACGCCGGAGGCAATCCAAGAATTTGAAAGACAGCAAGACGAGTTGGAAGATGATCCTGAAAGTTGGAAGTGGGTGTAAATGAACCGTCAACTGAAGCGGAAGTTCAACGAGTACAACAAGAAGTATTTCGGCGGGAAGTTGCCTGCGGATACCGTGGTGGACTGGCACTATGCACTCAAAGACAACGCCATGGGCCGCTGTCACGTTCATGGCGTTACGGCTTGCAACCAGATTCCCAAGGATTACGGGAATGGGAAGTGCAACGAGAAGCACCTGATTCTCATCAACACCGACCTCTACAACAACGTGTTCGTCTCGCTGATGACCTTACTGCACGAGATGGTTCACCTTGAAGGCGCAGTCGGAAACCGCAAGCAAGCGGAAAGTCACGGCAAAGAATTTACCGCCCGTATGAGAAAATTAGCGACTCAAGGGGCTTTCGACAAGTTGTGGTAATAAGTCCAAATTTTGGACTCGGAGGGAAGTAGATGCTGCAAGTGATGCCCAAGCGTGACCACGAAGACACGGCGCAAGAGTGCTTACAAAAGGCACTAAAGATGGCACCGGATATGAGGAAGGTTCTAGTTCTCTACGAACTCGAATCGGACGAAGTAGCTGGCTCCCTAGACAACGGGATGACCCTTGCAGAGTCGATTTACCTGATCGAAGTTTTTAAGCATTGGATGTTGAAGAACATCACAGGAGGGAAGTAATGCCACAAATCAGATCAGGCTACTCGTGCCCGCTTTGCAAGCGTCAAACCGGAGACACTAACGAAGTCGTAGCGGATTCAGGCCGTCTGCGGTGCTCTAAAGTCGATGCCCACCAATTTCCCGACATGTCCGACTTCATGGATATGCGGCCTACGTTGGACTTCAAGCAGGAGCAGCCACGGCCCCAAGCCCAGCCCGGTCATGTTCCCCTAACCGTGAGGGTTCCGCTTTCGGTCAAGAACGCCATTGACTCCAAGTACGGAGACAAGGCTGATGGAATCGTAGCCGGAATTCTTTTGATGATGGCCGAAGGCGAGTGTCTAGTTGTCAGGGACACGGACTTGGCTCGCATCGCCACGGTTTTGCCTGAGAAACCGAAAGATTCGTCTCACCTATTTGGCATGATGATGGCCCTGAAGTTTGAGTTGGACGAGGCCAAACAGTCAGCAGAACTCGCGGCCAAAGAGGTCAAGGCTTACGAGGGGATGAGTCCGGGGATGGTAATGGTGAATCTTGGAGATCAGTATGCTGCCGCTCAACATCGCGCCTCGGCTGACGAACTCCCACTGAAGGTAGCCTGCGAAAAATGGCTGCGTAACGGCCTGGAAAACAACTGGTTCTAGGAGAGAACAATGATTGAGATTCAGAAAAGCAAAACCGCCGACACACGCTCCTGTGACTTTACGAAGGTCACGAGAGATACCCTTTTAGAAAGCAGTAAGCAGCATATCAACGACATAGGCAAGGGGATTAGCTTCCTTCAGGAGATGCTCCACGTTGCCGCCATTAATCACGACTTCGATAAGATTACCGACATTGACGGTTTTCATCGGGACTTTGTGACTGGATTCAAGCAGACGGAGTGGTGGGACAAACACCGCAAGGTTAACCGTCATCACCTGTTAAACGAGGACGGAGTGCCTTCCGATGTGAACCTCATCGACGTATTGGACATGATTGTGGATTGCGTTATGGCCGGGATGGGACGAACGGGAGAGGTATATCCTCTCAACATCAAACCTGAAGTTCTAATGGATGCTTTCCAGAACACGGTTGAATTGTTGAAATCTCAGGTTGTCGTTAGGGAGGAATAATGCTGACGAAGGATGAAGTGTCGGATTTGAAATCATTCGTGGAGCGAGTAGTAGAATGCGAAAAATCACTGCTCGTATCCCAGAACGCTTTGACTCAGGCTCGGAACAATCTGTCCCAAACTCTTTGGAAGTTTGAGCACGAGAAGAACACTGAAGATCAGAAAACTCAATCGGACTAACGCTTTGGCATGGAAAATCTGAAACACTGAAAGTACACTTGGCTACATGGCCCTAGTCGAACAGCCCGAACTCCTGCCCCATGCCCGCAACTCCAGCGGCGACAATCCGGCTTTCCGATTCACACAAGATTATTACAGCAGATTGTCGAGTTGGTGCGACAGTGCCTTCGATGAGGCAGTCCAAGGACAGGCCGACGTACCCGAACTGAAGGAGATTCAGAACTCACTCGACTATCTGGCTGGTCTTCAGTGGAAGGAGAATATGCCTTCCTATCGAGCCAAGCCGGTATCGAATGAGACACTCTCGATGTTCTGGGAAACCGTTGGGTTGCTTACCGACGTAAAGCCCATGTTCAAGATTACCGACCTTGGGGGAGAGGGAGAATACTCCAAGGTCGAATCCATCCTCAACAAACTGGCAAAGGGGTGGGCAACCCAGACCAGTTTTGAACGGACTCTGGCCTTTTGCACTATGTTCGGGATGCTGACTTCGGCTCCCGCGAAAATCTACTGGAACCCGTTTGCCAAAGGCCATTCCGGGGACATCTCCGATGGGGACATTGCCTTCGATTTCATGCCGCCATCATGTCTTTTGCGGCTTGGAAAAGGCGGAGATGATCTCCAACAAGACGAGTGTGTGATCCACCGGCACATGGAGACTCTGGAGTGGATCAAGCGGGCCTATCCTCGTATGGGAGTGCTGGTCAAGCCGGAAGAACGGGCCAGCAAGTACACCGCAAACCTGCAATCCTCAGTCACGGTTTCCCCGCAATTCTACCCGCAACTCTCTGGCGGCATGGCTCGCATGATGGGAGTAGGGGAGAAGAACTCCATTGAGTCGGTTTATCCCAAGGCCGAAGTCCGCGAATTCTGGATGAAGGATGCTACGGTCAATGAATCGAGAAATGTGATCTGGATGGGGCCAGAAGGGGCGTTCTGGCGCTACTCGGTCAAGCCGGGACAGAAGCTCTACCCCCGTGGCCGAGTGGTCATAAGGGCGAATGGAGTGACGCTGTACGATGAGCCAAATCCCTACTTCCACCGCAAGTTCCCGTTCGCGGTTTTGGGGCTGTACTCGGTTCCGTGGCAGAGTTACGCGATGAGCGTGGTCGGTCCTTGGTGTAGGCAGCAAGACGTTCTGAATCAGATTCTTGCAGGACTCTTGCAATGTGTGAAGAAGGCTATCAACCCGCCGTTGCTGGCAGCCAAGAGTGCCATCCATCCCGAAGCTCTGCGAGCGATTGATTCTTCCAAGCCGGGACTGAAGGTGAGCTACTCACAAAACGCTCCGTCTCCGCCATCGTGGGGCCAGCCGCCCAACGTTCCGCCTTACGTGCTCAATGCTTACGGCATGATCTTGAAGTCGATGCAGCAGATGAGCGGGGCATCGGCCATGGACGGGGCTTTAGGCAAGAAGCAGGTTCCGGGGGGAGACACTCTGGAGAGAATCACGTTCTCCAAGACCACCCCGATTCGAATGATGGGCCGTAACATGGAATCGTTTGTCAACGACGTAGGAGGGATGTGGACGGCAGACGCGCTCCAGTTTTACCATGCGGCGCACAGAATGGAACTGCTTGGACCGAAGGGACTGACGCCCGAGGATATGGACGCCAATCCGGGGTCGCTGATTCCCGAAGGCATCAACTCAGAAGCCTACGTTCGCCGCTTCCACTTCAAATGCGATCCGGGGACTCTGCTCAATGTGCAGCGGCAAGACCGGATGCAGGTTGCCTTCGCCCTCAGGAAGAACAAAGACTTGTCACGGAAGGGTCTTTATACAATCCTAGACTGGAACATCAACCAAAAAGAGAATGACGCGGAGTTGGCCGAAGAAGCCAAGCAGATGGCGCAGGCGATGGCTGCCGCTGGGGTTCAACCGGGACATGGAGGGAAGAAGTGACCCCTTCCATCGAAAAATTCTCCGATAAGCCCTCCGACAAGTTTGAATCCGTCGATCTTCCGTTGATCCTTGCGGCTTTGCAGAAGGCTCGCACGGCTAGAGCCGCTGGAAGGGTGACCGTGGACTTTGCCGACAATGGCGGAGTTCTGGGAGTGTTCCGAGAGTTCAAAGAAAAAATTAAGTGACCGCAAACCATTTTGTTGTTGCGCGGTTAAGAGACTCGGATTAACAATCGTTACAGCATCAGGGCACAGACTGGAACTCCGGGAAACCGGAATGGTACAGACAGCCGCTTCGGGAAACCGGGCGGTTTTTTGTTGCTCTTTTGTAGACCTCCGTAACGGGAGATCGCTTTTGGTGGTGGAAGGCCACCCGGTAGCAAGTACTGTACTGAAATAAAAAACCTGTGGGCGATGTGCTCGGAAAGGAGTTTCCTCATGATCGCAAAGCGCGGCGGACGGAAGCACAAGGGTCGCGGTAAGAAATCCCGCTAACCCAAGGGCCGAGGGATTCGGCCTCAACGCTTTACCGGGGTAGGAGCAATCCTGCCCCGTAACACAAACTTTCAAGAGAGGCCAGAAACTCACATGGCAAAGTCAATGGATCGTAAAACCGGGATGAGCGAAGTGATTGGATGCGGCGGTCATTACGTCGATTCCAAGGCTCCGTCGCTTCCCAAGGGAACCTTTCAGGCCGTGGGAACCTTTACCGATGAAGGCGACATGACCTCGGTGAATCCTCGCGGAACCGGCGTGAACTCCAAAACCGGCACCATGCAGACCGGCGAGAAGGTCTAAATGCCAGCACTCGAACGTCCTCCGATGTCACCGCAGGTACAGGCTCAGTCCGGGCCTCCGGGTGGTCCCGCGTTTGGAGCGGGCATCGGTCAGGCGCAACAGCAGCAGGACAAAAGCCCAGAGGAAGTCGCGGTTTCGACCGTGGAGAAAATCCTGATGGGCGTGCAGAGCGATACGTTCCGGCCTTACGTGATGAAAGCGTTGGCAACCCTGAAGGTAGGGTTGGCGATGGCACAGCAAAAAGGGCCACAGTCGGCAGGGATGAATCAGCCACCGCAAGCAGGACCGGGAGCAGGACAACCGGGACAGGGGCCGATTCCTTTGCCACCCATGCCGGGGCAGATGCCCGGTTAGTTTCAACCGCTAGATCGTAGCGCACCAGAACCGTGTAAGAACCCCAAAAGGGAATCACGGAAGGAGCAACGAGAGATATGCCAGCACCAAGTTTTGAAGAAGTTTACGGTCAGCTCAGTGCTGACGAAAAGAAGCTCTTTGACAGCACCCTTACCAAGCATCCAGAACTGAAAGCAGGTTGGCTCCGGCAGGACGACTACAGCCGCAAGACTCAGGAGTTAGCTTCTCAAAAGAAGGACTACGAAGAGGCCATCGCGGAAAAAGCGAAGTATGACGAATGGGCCGACAGAACAATTCCCGTATGGAAACGCCTCGCAGAACAGGGCATCGTGGACGAGGAAACCGGCGAGGAACTCTGGACAAAGCAGAAGTCCGAACTTGAACAGCAACTCAGCGAGGCCAAGGCAGCGGCGTTGGCAGGAGGCGACATGGACCCCAAGGAACTGGATCGGCGTGTAACGGAAATTGTGAAGGCCAACGGCGGCGTGACCAAGGAAGAGATGGCAGCACTGTGGGCCAGTGAAGGAAAGAAACTGGCAGAGGAAACCTTTAAGGAGCAGTGGCAGGGCAAGGAAAAGGATTTCAACGAGAAAACCATTCCCTTCGTCGCGGGCTTTTCGGCAGGCACGGCAGTTGTAGCCAGCCAGTTTGAGAAGGAAACCGGCGAGGCTTGGACCAAAGAGCGGCAGGCGCAGATGTTTGAATTGATGGCAGCGAAGAAGAACTTCGATCCCTTCGCGGTCAAAGAAGAGATGATTGCCCCGTTCAAGGCCAAGAAGGATCAGGAAGCCGAGATTGAGCGCCGGGTGCAGGAGCGGGTTCAGGCCACCAAAGGGATGCCGGGATCGGGCGACGAGCCGTTTATCCCCGAAGCCGAGAAAGCCAAGGGTGCGCTGCGCCAGATGCTTGACAGAAGTGCTGAAACCGAAGGCGACACTATGACCTTGATTATGAACAAGGCGCGGGAAGCCGGGGCACAGATTCGCAGTGAAGGTAAGGCGTAGTCCAAATTTTGGATTCAGAGCTAAACGGAAGCCACCGAGCAGAACCGTTTAGGGTACAGCTTCAATCGGAAAGCCAATGAGAGCAGAGTCCGATTGAGCTTGAGGAAACGGCGAAAGCCGATAGTTAAGTTCAATAAAACAGGAGAGTTATGGCTCTAAATTGGAACGATCTCACTGGCAAAACCAATGACATGATCGTGCCGTATCTGACGGATTCGGTGTACAAAAATTCGCCGATTCTGACTCGGTTGAAGTCGAAGCGTCGTTTTGACTTCACGGGTGGCAGAACGATCATGCACAACATTATGTATGCCGAGCTTAAGGGCGGAGCATATCAGCGCGGTCAGGCTTTCGACACGTCTGCCGTGGAAACGGATACAGCGTTACAGTTCAACGTAAAGAACTTAACCCTGGCTGCCTAACTGGACAAGTAGTATACTTGTAGGCAGATTCAGGAAAGAAGGTTCACGATGCGTTTGGAGCTACCATATATCGCGGCGTTTCTCGATTGTGACGGGTGCATAACCAGCACACGGGCATCGAGAGGAAATGGTCAGTACCGTTACTACGGTGTTGTCTGTTTTGCCTCGCAGAATCGAATGATTCTGGAAGCGATACAAAGCGAACTTGGTGGCAATATCGGATTGACTGGACTTGTGTATCAATTGCAACTTCCTCCGCTGAAAGCGGTAGCAGCTATCAAAAAGTTGCTTCCGTATCTGAGGATCAAGAAAGTGCAAGGCGAAATGGTGTTGGCTTTGCATGAGCACATTGATAAGCACAAGAAGAGCACGAGGCCAGAACATTTTCATCACGCACTGGTTTGGACTGAGAGAGAGCAGATTCACAATGCAATTCATGCTCTTAATCATGCCGACTCCATTGCGATCCGAGCGCACCGTACAAACCGGGTGAATTCAGCGAAAGCGTCTGGTGACGACGTAACGCTGAGCCAAGCCGTAGAGGGTGAAGTTGGTTCTACGGAAGGTGCAACGACTAGAGGGGTGAGTCCCAACAATAATCCTCTCCACGAGCGCCCGGCCCGAAAGGGAAGACATAGTCTGAGCAATGCGGATATCACCGTCGTCCAGTAGCGCCGCATTGAAGCACGGATAAAGAGCCGTGCGATAACATTACTGATTACGTGAACGTAACGATTTACGGCCAAGATCAGGTCTTGAACCGTGGGCCGGAAGCTGCGATGAGTTTTGTCGCTTCGAAGATGATTAACGCTTCGGGCAAGATGGCAAAACTGATTGGCACCAACCTGTACGGTGACGGCGGCTTGACTCCCAACACGGGTTCTTCGCTGAACTCGACCATCGACTTGGACGGCTTTACCGCCGCGATTGACGATGGCTCGAACTACCCGATCTATGGCGGCATCACCCGCTCAAACATCGCCACTGGAGCCAACAACGGCATCAACGCCTACTACGCCAACCCCACGGCGTTCTCGCTGGGCGCGGTGCAGACGGCTTACGGTTCGGCATGGTTCGGCGTGGAAAAGCCGGATATGCTGGCAACCACTCAGCCAGTCTGGGATGCCTTCTGGAACAAACTCCAGCCCCAGCAACGCTTCAACGACGAGACTTCGGATGTGCATGTCGGCTTCCGCAGCTTCTTCTGGAACGGTGCTCAGGTGGTGGTCGATCAGTATCTTCCAGTTTTGGCCGGAAACTACACCATGTATGGGTTGAACACCAGCTACATCTACCTGTACGTTTCCGACATTCCCAAGTACCAGTTCGGCTTCTCGGGACGGAAGGAAGCCCAGAACACTGATGACGTGGCCGGTCAGTATTTCTTCGCTGGCGACATGATCGTGAGTGCGCCTCGTTTGATGTTCAGACTGGTTTTCCAGAACCTGTAAAGAGAGGAGAGGTAAAGAAATGGCGTTTTTCAATGTAAGCAACCAGCTTCTCCAGATCGACACAGGGGTAGTGCGGACGTATCTGTATAACCCTTCGTTGGGTCTTGGAGCCATCCCGGCCTATCAGGGCATCGGGGAAAACCAGATTCTCGGACAGAGGTACATTGGAGTCATTCCCGGCAACAGCACTTCCACGCCGGGTTCGGCGCTCAGTGCTACCACTTATCCGACTGGCTACAACGCAGCTCAGAACTCGGGTTCTCCCGCCATCTACATGCTGGTTCAGTACAGCCCAGCCTCGGCGGTAACCACGGCCAACCTGACCACGGCAGGTGCTCCCGCTCCGGTGTACTGGACGGACAACACCTTCACCACGGTCACAGGTATCACCACGGAAGCGATTGCGACCGCGCCTAGTGCCTTCCCGGCAGGCTTCATGATGGTCAACACGACTTCATTGACCTCTCTGACGGCAGCGCAGTTGGTGGGTGCATACATTCTGATTCAGGTGGGTGGCTACCTGAATGGGGCGTATATGTCCAGCAGCACCAATGCGGGCATCGGCGCATCCATCATCGGGGCCGCAGGCACGTTTACTTCAGCGTTCGTGGCGGCAGGCACCGCTCCGACTTATCAGCCTTTTGGCCGTCAGTTGACCGCTCTTTCCAGCGGTTTGTGTGACGTGTTGGTTGGCTGTGACAACTTCTAAGGGAGGACGCTGATGGCTTACAAACTGACGAAGTTGAGCGATGGCGACATCTCCCTAGGCAACCTGCGGGCGGAGTTGGTGAACCTGATTCCGTCCGTCTCGGACTACGCTACGGGTGGCTACCTTGTGCAAGGCATTGGGGGCACCACGGAAACGACTGGCAACGTTGGCATCGACAAGGTTTTGTTTGTGATTCCGGTAGGCGGGCAGCAAGGCTACCTCCCGGTTTGGCAGAACTCGACCTCGAAACTGGCAATGTTTGAGGACTCCGGCGCGGTCGGTCCTTTGGGACAGGTTCCTCCAAACACGGACTTGTCGGCGTACACGTTTGAGTTGCTGGTAGTAGGCTACTAAGCTCCTCGCGGAGCCACTAACCGGAGGGGCAGGCTGGTTGATAGCTTGCCCTTTTGTATTGCAAGGAGACTTATGCCGATTCCCATGCCCACGGGTAACCCGATTGTTCCCTACTCCACGCCGAGACGGTTGCTGGAAATTGCCGATATGTACACCAAGCAGCATCTCTTTTGTCAGGGAGTGCTCGACGTTCTCACTACCAAAACCGAGGGGCATACAGAGTTTGACCGTATGACTGGAACGCCGGGGTGTGGATGCGAAGATTGCCAACGTAAGGCTGTCATGGCGGGCAATGTCTGGATTACCGATGTGACCATGCGGCAAGCGATTGCCAACTTAAACCCTGCCGTGGAGTCGGCGTAACGTTTGGAGGATGTATGGCTGACGACGATAGCTACAGTTCCAGCAACGACACCAAGACACCGGATAAGGGTCGCTGGAAGGACAGCAAGGGGGCTTCGGCGCTGCGTGGGGCTGCGGCAGGGTCGCAGGCTGGTAGCGCGGCTCTAAGCCGTGACGCGGCCTCGGACGCTTCAAGAATCGGGCCGGTGGTTTATGGGTACAAGAAGGGTGGCCGTGTTAAGAAAACCGGATTGGCGAGAGTTCATAAAGGTGAATACGTAGTACCTAGAGGCAAAGTTAAACGAGTGAAAAAGGCTCTACGGAGAATGAAATCGGGACGATAATAGATATATGAAAAGGCGAGACATTAACGACGGATTTACAACGTGTTCTGCATGTAGAGAGATAAAACCAGTGACGGAATTTGGCGTGAGAGTTTCGAGATGGGATGGTCTAAGTCCAACGTGCAAAGTGTGTCTAAATAAAAAATCCAAAGAGTTGCGGGCCGCAAATAAAATTCAGAAACCAGAAAGAGTAAAAACTCCCAGGAACGAATTCAATCGTAGCTTGGCATCGAAACAGCAAAAAAAACAATACTCAAAGAAGAAGTATCACGACAGGAAGGCTTCTGGTTTATGTACGATGTGTCCAAACCCTCCCCGGCCAGCAATCGACGGCCATAGCCGATGTGATGAACACCTTCGTAGATGCAATGAAAGTGCTCGAAGAACGTCAAAACCACAAACAAAAGAAAGCAGAAAAGCATATTGGGGAGCTATAACCAGTGAGGTATTAACAGCATACGGAGGGGTGTGCAAGTGCTGTGGAGAATCAGAGCCGATTCTTTTAACAATTGACCACGTGTATAACGATGGTAAAAAGCATCGGCAAGAGGGAATTAAAAGCCACTCATTTTATTTGTGGCTAAGACGGCACGGGTATCCTCAAGACAGATTTCAGTGTCTCTGTTTCAACTGCAACATGGGAAAGTATAGAAATGGCGGAGTGTGTCCGCACGAAGAATCGGCTAGAAAATTGTTTTTGGTGTCGAACGCCTGATGAAGCGGGCGAAGATGCGGATGAAGTCCAGAAGCTAGGGAGTTTATACAGGACTAGCATAAACCTCATAAACTCGGTAAAAGTCCAAAATTTGGACTTCAGGAACTCAGGAGGCAGTGATGGAAGACGATATGCGAACTCCCCCTTCGAAAGCAGAGGTGAAGCGAGAGAAGGCGGATTACCAGAAGCGCGGGGCAACCTCCAAGAAGCCGCTGATGACCGAGCGCATGGAAAAGAAAAAGCCGATGCGAATGGGAAAGATGACCGACAAGTTTGCTAAGGGCCGCACCAAGAAGAAGAGGTAGAAAGTGCCAATCGTATTCCAGAATCCACAGTTCCCGTCCCAACAAGGGGCATCGCCATTCAATCAGGCGTATGTCACCGAAACGAACGCTGGTCAAATGATCCGGGAAGTGTGTGGATGGAATCCGTCCGTCGATCCGATGACGGCGTTGAGGATGTTGAACGAGTCTTACCGCCGACTGATTGACTGCCGATCCTGGTACGGCTTGAAGGTCAGGGGTCAAATTTCAGTTCCAAATCCTTACACTACAGGGCAAGTAACGATTACCAACAATAGCAATATCGTACAAGGCATTGGAACGGCGTGGACACCATCTCTGGTTGGGCAGCAATTCAGAATCAGTTTCCAGTACCCCTACGCCACAATTCAAAGCGTCAATGAAACCGCACAGACAATGGTGATTGACTTCCCGTTTGCTGGGAACACGCAGACCAGCGGGTATCAGATTCTCGCGGCCTATTTTGCACTCGATGGCAACATCAAGAGAATGTTATGGTCGATTAACCAACTGTTAGGTTGGCCGATGGTTGTGAACGTGAATGTTGCCAGCATAAACCAGTGGGACGCATGGCGAACTTATCAAGGATGGTCAACTCACTTTGCGGTGCGTCCTCCTACGCCTAGCGGTCAGTATCAGATTGAAATCTGGCCGTCACCTTTTCAGCAGCAGGTGTTTCCGTTTGAGGCGTATACGCAACCCCCAGATATGCAACTTGAAACCGACTGCCCTGTTTCGTTCATCCGGTCTGACATATTAGTGACTGGCGCTATCGCAGACGCGCTCCTGTATCGTCCAAAGCAGAACAACTACTACGACCCGCAATTTGCATTGTCGGTGGCTTCCGCCAAGAAGAAAGAATTTTGGGAGTATGTGGAGCAAATGTCTCAAGCCGACAACGATACAGACCAACAAGACACCTCTTGGGATTACGGTTTTGAAGGTGGAAACTCGGGTTTCGGAGGAGGCGGTAACTACGGGCAATCTCACGATATTTGATTAGCTTCTTACATGATACGATGGTATTCTCTTTGTGGAGGATGCCATCATGAAAACTTGTAAACGGGGTCACCAACGGGAAGATTCAGTAATAAATTGTCCGGTATGCAGTCACCTTCGCTATATCGCTCGTAAGTCAGAGATATTGGAGTGTAATAAAAAGTGGATTGCCTCTCACAAAGAACAACACCTAGAGACTCACCGGGCATACAGGGAAAAGAACAGAGGACGGATCAAAGAGAACCACAAACGTTTCCGTACCCTGAATCCACTCTATGGTGTTTGGCGTGGGATGCAGAGCCGCTGCTATAGCCCAAACAACAAGAAATATAAGCATTACGGTGGTCGCGGAATCAAGGTGTGTGATCGCTGGTTGGGGGAGTGTGGATATGAAAACTTTCTCTCCGATATGGAACCACGACCAACTCCGAAACACACGATTGACCGGATCGACGTAAACGGCAACTACGAACCGGGAAACTGTCGGTGGGCGACTCTCTTAGAACAAAGGCGGAACCGTAGAGATAATGTCATGGTCACAATCAACGGACAAACCAAATGTTTGACAGTCTGGGCAGAGGAAGCACACATCGGGCAACACCTCATCAGGCAGAGAATCAAAAAAGGTTTAAGCGGAGAAACTCTCCTTTTACCGCCTGATCGCAAACATCAGACCAAGGGAAATACCAGAAACGCAAGTCGAAAGCCGTAGCGCCAAACTTTCAACTCTCTGATAATGAGAGGATGGAACCTTGCTACTGCTCGAATCCGTCCTGCCCAAAACACACCGTCCACTCTGGCGGAAAGTTCAAACTCGTCAATAAACAGTGGTTCTGCTCCGAATGTGCGGGCAATGCCGGGGCGATCATGAACCCCGGAAAGAACCTTTTTGATTTCGTGACCACGCATTTTGACGGGACGCCTGTGCATGTCAAAGGCTTGGGTCATCTCCGGCAATTGGAAAAGAAATTTGGCGTTTCGAATCACGCCGCCAACTACGACGAAAGGCACTGGTAGCCATGAAGAAGAAAAGTTCTGAAATGCCGATTGTTCGACAGGAGCAGTTCCCTTCGGGAAACCCGGATTTGGGACTGGCAAACGCAATTCCCCGCTCTACTGAGCACGACATGCAGAAGTGCTGGAATGAGAGCCGCTACAGCAACGAAGGCGACTTTACTTTCAAGTCTCCCAAGCCGGGGAATCAGGTTCGAAAGGATGGCAAAGCATGATCCGTTCATGGGGCATTGTTTCACTTACCGGGTCGGCGCAGCCGTGGTTTGGCGATGTGACCACCGCAGCCGTCGCTCTGCCGCAAGGCAATGGAATTATTCCAGTGACCGTGGCAGCAACCAAGAGGTACAAGGTAGGCGACCGTCTGATTCTCGATCCCGAGCAGACCAATCAGGATGTGGTGCTGGTTTCTTCGATTCCTAGTGCCACGGTTTTGAATTGCGTTTCCGAATGTCAGGCCGTGACCCACACCCATCTTTCAGGAGCAATCATTCAACTCTCGATTGCGGTGGAGGACGTGACTCTGCAAGCCGTGGATGGCAATACGGCGGCAGTGTGGCTTGGCTCGGACAATACCGTAACCGTGGCAGGAGGTTCGGCCTTTCATCAGTTACAGAAGGTTGCCTCTGGTGCGGTTCCGCAGGAATGGCGCGAAGCCGGAGAAGCCTCGGACGCGAACATTGTGCGTACTAGCGATGGTTGGATGATCGGCACCGCCAGCGACAAAGTGGGCGTAGCCGCAATAGTTCTGTAAGAAGGGGCCATTATGCAAAAAAAAAGTCTGTTGATTGTCATTCTCCTACTCGCCACTGCGTTGCTGGCGCAGACGCACACTTATCCGTCAACAGACTCCAACGCCACCATTACCGGGCAGTGGACCTTCACCATGCCCACCACGTTTCTTCAGTTGACTGGATCGACTTCTCCGCTGGCGGCGGCTCCGGCCTGTAGTGCTTCGGGAACATACTGGCTGGCTCCCATTGGAGGCACGGTCAACGCTTGGCAGTTTTGCGGGAATGGGATTCTCTACAATCTCAGCAGCGGTGGGGGAGGCTTTACCGCAGGCGGAGATTTAAGCGGTTCGTCCATAGATCAGGTGGTCGTAGGAATTCAAGGCAACCCTATTGGCTCGCTGGCCGTGGGTTGCTTGCAGTGGACCGGAAGCGCAGTGATTTGGGGTTCGTGTGGAAGTTCGTTTATCACCTCTCTGACCACGACGGGAACCAGCGGACCTGCTACCGTATCGAGCGGGGTACTCAATATCCCGCAGTATTCTGGAGGCTCATCGTTCAACCCTGCATCTCCCGGTCCCATCGGAGGAACGACGCCTTCCACTGTGGCGGCTACAACAGTCACCGCGCAGAGCGTGAACGGGCTGCTCAATCCGCTCAATTTTGCGGGATCGGATATTGGCGCTCAGATCAATGCGGCCGCAGCATCATGCACAAGTGGCTCTCCTTGTAACATTGTCATCCCGCCAAACGGCACGCTGAACTTTGCGACCACCATCACCTACGTTCCAAACGAGACGATTTCATGTACTGAGGAGGGTTCGGGATCGGGAGCCCATACCGTCCTGAACTATACCGGAAGTGGCATTGCCATCAATTTCAACGGAGCCAATACGCCAGTTCTTAAAGGCTGTTCGATTCAGCCGGGGAACGCGACAGAAGCCGTCCACGTCTCGGGCTACAATCCGAAGGTCGTTGATACTATCTTCCAGGGCGGCATTGCGGGCTCCAAAGTAGTTCACGTCACCGCCGCGCAACAGGCTCAGATTGTGGGCAGTTCTTTTTATGGGTTCTCCGGAGACGCGCTGTACGTCGATAACTCGGTGGACACAAACATCGACGGCAACTACCACTACGCCTATTACTCTGGCGGGGTAAACCATACATCCCGAGACCTTGTGTTGGACACTGCCGCAGATGGGACAACGATCAATGCGTGGAAGGGCGGGAACTCGGGGCTCCACGGCTTTGTTATGCAAAGCACGTTGACCGGAAGCGCACCTGCCAATGTGTTTGCTCACGACCTGGAAAGCGACTGTTCCTACGGCGACACTTGGTATTTTGACCCGTCTCTGGCTGGTTCCGAAGTTCTATTTACGGCAATAGATTCGTGGGCATCGGGGGCTGGG